ATGTGTTGTTATCTGCAAGAAGTCCGATCAACCAATCACGAAATTCTGGAGAATTTACGAGTTCGTTTTTTTCCGTTTCTGTCATCATGTGTGTCCAGTCAATGGGATTACTCGATAGCATCAGCAGTTTCCTTGAGATAAGATACAAACTCATTCAGTTGTTCTTTACTAAAGAAATACTGAGTGCGAGAACAAAGTTCAGGATATTTGTCGATATTGTCAATAGTCAAAAAATATAGCCCAGTGTGTTTCTCGAGAGATACTTCTATAGAGAAATTTTCATGAAATTCAATTCGTTTCATAGTTCACGTTCTACCTTTACTTTAAGTACTCGTTCCATTGGTGAGAACGAGCGAGCGGAAGATTCTGTAGGAAATACGCGTACAGCTGTCCTTTCCATACAATTTTCAAAGTCGGTTATTAGCATATAACCTTCTTTCACGGTTGTGACTTTAGAGATAGTCATCTGATCAGATGCACCACTAAAATCTCTAAGCAGAGCTGGCACTTGTTTTTCTCCTGTCATTTTCTTGGCTTAATGTCCTCGTGTTTGACTGTAATGATTTTATAAATCTTCCCATCATATTGAATAGGTAGATCTACGAAAATGGACACTTGAGGTCCTTTACCTACATAGACGTGACCATCATTTGCGACGGTGCCTATGAAAGGTATACCATTCCACTTACCTTCGACTCGATCGCCTAGAAAGTAAGTAGGTTGATATTGGTTACGATTGAAGTAGTCTGTTAGCGAAGCCACGATATTGATAATAATTAACCTCAGAGATACATTATAACAAGTATACGAATTTCTGTAAAATCTAATTAAAATTTTTCGATAGTGAATTTATCGGATACAGAAACCACTGTGGACGTTCTTATATGATTAGACTCACCGGGAGCAATATCTTCAACTTCTATGATATTCCTCCCGGTGGCAGGTTGACTTCGTGGTTTTTTTCTCAGCATGCTTTGATTGATTGCGATAAACATCAAAACTGCAAGAGGATCAAATACTAATACTATCAGTACGATTAACCAGCGAACTGCTTTTTCGAGCGACGTTTTGTCGGTTTGATCTTCGTAGATGAATGCTGCGATGTATTTGATTGGACCGACTTCGGCTTCGACTTTCCTGAGCTCTGTGGCGATGGGTGTCTTTTCTTCGGTAAGTCTGGCAATTTCTCGCTGGGCGGTGGTGATGGTGGCGGCAAGCTCGGCTCGTTCTTTGGCTTGGGCTCTTCTAATGGTAACGGATCTATCAACACCGGCGGTGGTGGACTGGGTTGAGGTTCTGTTGATCGTTTCGTCAACTTGTTTATCCAACTGAGAAAGCGTTTTACGAGAATCATTGATTATCTCCTTTTGATATTTAATTTTTTCATCTATAATTTCTATTGAAGCTATCACGTCACCTGATAATATAGACTGATCTAAGTGTGCTTTCGAAAGATAACCAAATATTCCCATGCTCGTTAAAAGCATTAGGATCACTATTGCGAAAGAAAAATAAGTCTTTAATAAAAACCCAGTTTCTTTCCAATTTCTGTACAGCCAAGATGTAATCACTATCTTCGAAACACCGAGTATTCCACCCATAATTGCGATCGATATTGGCGCACCAGAAAATATCGCCATTAATCCCATGATAGCATAGTACTCAGCTATGATGGAGAGCGAGATCGCATTTACGAATAGCAAATGAATCATAGCTTTACGTGCGACTTATGTATTTTTCCGCCAACAAAAGCGTTATAGTATTCATTTGTTTCCAATACCCTTCTATCTATTTGTTCTCTCAATTCAAGATAAGACATCGTTCCTTTGTTCATGCACAAATGCAAAATTTCTCGAGTGAAGTTTTCTTCACCGAGATTTTTTACATCTCCTTTAAGTTCTTCTGAAGAAGACCAATACATTTTCCAATCGGAAAAAGATTTTTCCCTCTTTTTCTTACCTTTTATTGTTCTTGTTTTCGTAAACCAAAAGAGCTTCTTACCAACATACTTGCGGTTGTTGGTTTTATTAGTGATAAGATATACAAATCCAATATACTTATCTATTTCACTATCTTCAAATTGCCTGTTTTCGTATATCCACATATTCCATTACTTGAGAAATTAATGGAATATTTATCTATTGTAAAATCCATGTCTGAAAACTTAAAAGCTGGTACTTCTGTAGCATTACACGTTACAGTAAATGGAGGATCCCAAGGATTCTTTACTGTAGGTGATGTCGAAGGTGAGTAATACGGAATAGGATTTACAGGACTTGTTTCAAAAGTTTTTTTATCTTTATCACCTTCTCCATTAAATATTTTATTCGCAACTTCTTCGTATGTTCCATCTTCATAGTAGACTATAACCTTACTGATCTTCTTCATCTTCATATTCCTCATTTTCATATATGTCGCTACCACAAAAAGGACAGTATGCTATATCAGAAATCCTAAATTCGTCGTCTGATTTAAATGTTATTTTTCCATGAGCCCCACACGAATCACAATCAAAGTGTCTTATTGCCATTACGCCTCCTTTGCCCAAACATCGTCCCAAGATCCAGTTACTGCTCCTCGTGCATAATCAGTGGCTCTGTTCTCAAAGAAATTAGTGTGGGTTGGTGCATTAATCATTTCTTCAACCCACGGTAGAGGATTCTTCTTAACCTTCATTATACCTTTGAGCCCCATACTAATAAGGCGACGATCAGCAATATAACGGATATACTGTTTAACGTCACTAGCGTCCAGATTAGCCATAGGGCCCATAGCGAATGCCAGATCAATAAAACGGTCTTCGAGTACAACCATTCGTTCAGCAATCGTATAAAGTTCTGATTTAAGTTCATCGTTCCAAATCTCCGGATTTTCCTTAACAAACTCTTTGAACATCTTGATCATGTTTTCAGTATGCTGAGTTTCGTCTACGATTGACCAAGTAACGATCTGACCCATACCCTTCATCTTGCCGTGGCGTGGAAAATTTAACAACATAATAAACGAACTAAACAGTTGCATTCCTTCTGTAAAAGCACTGAACACTGCGATGTGCTTGGCTGTATTCTGTTTAGTCGAATTTTGCGCAGACAGATTTAGAATATAGTCGTGCTTTTCTTTCATTTCTGCATAGGCCAGAAACTCGCTGTATGTAGTTTCTGGAAGACCAAGTGTTTCAATCAGGTGCGAATATGCTGCGACGTGTAAAGCTTCACGCGCGGCAAATCCAAGTAACATCATACGAATTTCTGGTTGAGGGAAATAAGGTAGGTAATTGCGAACGTAACCACCCGCGACGTCGATATCTCCCTGAGTAAAAAAGCGGAAGATATGAGTAAGGAACTGCTTCTCTTCGTTTGTTAATTTCTTTTTCCAATCTTTGACATCTTCAGCCATCGGTACTTCGGTATGGAGCCAATGGCTTTGTTCGTGTTTGAGCCATGCTTCGTATGCCCAAGGGTAGTTAAATGGTTTGAAGCTATTTCTTTCGTCTGTTAAATTTAATTTGGTCTTAACCATGAATTCCTCTAAATTACTTGTCGTACATGACAGTAGTTGTATTGCCTAGTGCCCACTTAGGATTAGTTTCGACTCGATATAGTTTCGTACATACTTTAAAATCGGGCATACTTAATGTTGGTGGATTAGAAGCTGCGTCTAAAAATATAGTTCTGTTGTTAGGTTGTGCTGCGAACTGGCCGTTGTCCAACATAATAAAATTAAACGACTTGTGATCTTCGGGCCACTCTGCGTACGTGGTGTCTAACACATTAGTATCAGGACAAGAATTATCGACAGTGAACATATATGAACCCTGATACCAGTGTTTATCTTTACCAAAGAATTTAGCAGTTAGGTTTGATAAGAATGACTTCTTTATTACAGTTATGTCGTGACTAAAACAATCCCATATCTGAAGAACATCTAATGGTAGAAAATCTTCTTTAACTAATTCAGTGTTACGCGACACATACGCGTTAAGCGGCAGCTTGTCGTAAAGTGCTCCATAGTTAGGAAGATATGACTCAATACGGAAAGCCTGTCCTCTTATAGATTTGATACTGACCCATATACACGGCTCGTACTCTCCAAATCCTTTTTGAAAATCATATAGAAATTCTTTTCTTATATAGCAGTGCAATGGAGGTAGATTAGCGACAAGGTGCGCCATTGTGTTTCCTTTATTTTAGAAATTCTTTTACTTTGTCAAGCGACATCGAACCTACAGCGCGCTTGACCTCGCTGCCGTTTTCTAATAATACCATAGTAGGTACACTGCGAACATTATATTGTACCGCTAGATCAGTCTGTTCATCGATATCTATTTCTTTAATAGGAATATTGTTGTCTTTTAAATTTTCAAGAGTTTTTGACAACATCTTACATGGACCACACCAGTCTGCATAAAATTTCAATACTTCTTTCATTCGTCAAGCTCCAATTCTATAATCTTTAAATCATTATTAAATATGACATCTTTAACTTCTCGATATCCTTCACTAGTCCAAACACAAACTTTGATAGCACTGTCAGGTTGATTGACTATTCCGCTGTGTTTGTTAACATGCTGAGACCAGAGATCAGCGATCTTGTGATATATGTCGTGTGCATCCATTTACCAATGTCTCCATACACCTGCAATAATGTGTGCGCAAGTAATCATTTCCACAATTCTCATAATCCACCATACGTAAGGTCTATGAG